ATAGATAATAAAGACCCCATCTTAATCGGTGGGGTTTTTTATTATATTTATTGTAAATTTGTAAAAAAGATGTATGGCATATTCTAATTTTATCATAGATTTTACTTTAACGGAAACTGCTCCTGTGGTTGAACCTGTTACATTAGCAGAGGCAAAATTGTATTGTAGGGTAACAACTTCGGTTGATGATAACCAAATTACCTTAATGATTAAACAAGCAAGGGAAGCGGTTGAAGTGGGTACAGGATTGAGTTTAATACCTAAAACTGCCGTTGTATGGTTTACCAATTGGAATAGTGCGTTTGAATTACCATATGGTCCAGTTAACACAATAACAAGTTTAATAAACGAGCAAGGTGATACAATAGCCGTTGGTGATTATACTTTAATCGGTGGTAAATTTCCTAAACTTATAAGACCATCATACCAAAACTTAAAGTTTACTTACACTTGTGGATATACAACCATTCCTAGTGATTTAAAGATTGCTATATTAGACCAAGTGAGTTACGATTACGAGAATAGAGGATTAGATTCAAATACAGGTATTTGTGAAAAAACTTGGAGAGCGTGTCAGCGTTGGACAAGATTAAGCCCAATATTATGAGGATAGGAAGCAAAAAGGCAAACTATGTTGATGCCAATACAATGTACTCGGAAATAGGCTTATATGTGCCTACAATCACCGCTGATGGGCAAGGTGGATACACAACTACCTATGCCTTACAAGAGGTCGTATTTGGGGATTTTAGACCTGAAAACGAGAATAGAGCATTATTAGAAGCACAATTAAGTTTTACTCGTTCTGCTAAATTATTTATCAGGTACGATGTAACGATTAACAATATGTACAAAATAGAGGCTGAAGGGGAAATGTACACAATTCATTCAATTAAGGATGTAGAGAATCAGTTTAGATTTTATGAAATATTAATGTACGCATAATGGCATTTGCAGTAAGTTTAAGTGGAATGAAAGAACTTGAAGGCAAGTTAAATAAATTATCTACTGCATTAAAAGTTGATGTAAGTGATGAAATAAACGCATCTGCATTAAAAATAGAGAATCAAGCCAAAAGATTAGCACCTGTAAACTTTGGTCAATTAAGGAACTCAATAGCACTTACAAAAGATGGACAATTGACATATTCGGTTGCTGCTAACGCTTCGTATGCTGCTTATGTTGAATTTGGCACAGGACCGCAAGTAAATGTACCTGCTGACTTCAAATCTTATGCCCAGCAATTTAAAGGTAAAAGTGGAGGCAAGTTTAAGGATATGGTTGAAGCATTAACTTTGTGGGTAAAGCGTAAAGGAGTTGGTAATGGTAAAAATGATAAAGGTTTGGCTTATGTAATAGCTTTAAGCATATTAAGAAAAGGTATGCGACCACAACCATTTTTAGTTCCAGCTTACGAAATGGAAAAACCTAAACTTATACAAAGACTAAATAAATTATTAAATGCTTAATCCTAATATAGAAATAAAGAAATGGTTTTATACCAACTTGACAAGTTCAAGTGCATTACCTGTTTATGATGGGATAGCACCTGATTCCGCAACTGATGAATATATAATTATGACAGGCAGAACATCCGCACAGGATCAAGGCAAAATCAGTTATACTAACTCGGTTACTATGGATGTTGACATTGTCATAAAAAATAGTAACTTTGGATATAAAAGAGCCGAAACGATAAGCAATTTAATACTAACTGCAATCAATTCCGACACGAATATAACCCTTGCAAATGGGTTTTATGCTTCAAGTTTGGTGGTTGGTGCAATTAGAAATTTAGATGGCTTAAACCCTTTGGACAATGTATTTAGAACTATAATAACTTATAATTTAATAATAACTCAAAATTAAAATAAAATGGCAGAAACAAAAGTAAGCGGTAGGGATTATATCCTTTTAGCTGACATAGACGGAGACGCAACATTTAAAGCAGTTGCCTGTCTTACGACTAACTCATTTACATCAACGAATGACACGATTGATGCAACTTCAAAGTGTGGTAATTCATACACACCAAGTCCTGTATTTACTCAATCTTTTGAGTGTGAAGGATTTGCAATTGATGAAACAGGAACTCCAAGTAAGGATTCTTATCAACAATTGTATGCAGCACATTTTGCTAAAACATCTTTTAATATGAAGATGGGTAAAGCAACTCCAACTGCTGGAGATATAGTTTATTCAGGTCAAGTTTTTATTAGTGATTTTGCAGTTCAAGCTGATGATGCAGATGATGTTAAATTTACTGCAACATTCGTAGTAACAACACCACCATTAACACAAACTGAAACTGCATAAAACTATGTTTGAATTAAGACTGAACAACAACAAAACAATCCCTTTGAAGTGGGGTACTTGGGCGATGAAAAGATTTTGCGAATTAGAGAACAAATCTCTTTTAGACTTAATCAATATTTTATCAAGTGGGGCTTTTGAATTAGGAACAATAGTGCATATAATCCAAGCATCTGCCGAAAGCGGATGTAAGACACTAAATCAACCAATTGAATTTAACGATGTAATCGTTTGCGATTGGATTGATGAAGTTGGTGGGTTATCTGCAAAGGATGGTCAGCTAATAGATTTTATTAAATTTATGCAGACTTCAATGATTCCTGAAACAAAAGAAAATGCCGAAGTAACCAAAGACAAAGGAAAAAAAAAATAGGAATATATAGCTGGGATTCAATAATTATTCTCGCAATAGAAGTTGGCTTGACAATTAATGAGTTTTGGCAACTTACTTGGCGGGAATTTTTATTATATAAAAAGGCTTACGAGAATCAGCAGATAAAGGAATGGGAAAGGACAAGAACTTTAGCTTATATGATTTATAGGTCAAATTCAACGGATAAAAATCCGAAAAGTATAAAGTCCTTTTTCCCTTTGCCTAGTGATGAAGTAGAAGAAGAAAAGCCTAAACTAACGCAAGAGCAACTAGCAAGGACATTAAAGTTGTACGGAGTAAAATAATAAAATGGCACAAGAAACATTAAAAATTACGATAACCGCTGACAATAAACAAGCGGTTCAAAATATACAGGAAACTGTTACTGCCACAACTCAATTGGGTGCTGCTTTTAAAAGAGTTGCTCCTGCAAGTAATCAAGCGACACAGGCTTTGGTCAATGTTTCAAGGGTTGCTCAAGATGCTCCATACGGATTTATTGGTATTGCCAATAACTTAAACCCATTATTAGAATCGTTCCAAAGATTAAAAGAAACAAGCGGTTCAGCAGGTAGTGCTTTAAAAGAGATGGCAAAGGGCTTAATGGGTCCAGCAGGTATTGGTTTAGCATTGGGTGTGGTTTCATCTTTGATAGTCGCATTTGGTCCGAAAATAGCAAGTTTTATTAATGGAACAACCGAAGCAAGTAAAGCACAAGACAAATTAAAAGAAAGTTTAGATAAAGCACAAGCATCTGCAAGTGAAAATGGTATTAAATTACTTGCTTATATTAATGTTGCTGAAAACGCAAACAATACGGATGCAAGGAGAAAGGAAGCATTAGATGCAGTTAAGAATGAATTAGGTAAAGTAAATGCTGCTTATACAACTAGTATTAAAACAACGGATGATGCTAAAAACGCAGTCAAATTATATACAGAGGCTTTAGTTGCACAAGCAATTACTTCAAGATATATAGATGAAATTGCGGATAAGAATATAAAATTAACCGATGCTACAAAATTAGCAACAAAAGCTGGTCAAGAATATGTTGCAAGTGTAGAGAGGTCTAAAAATATGATTAATGGTTATGTAGATGCTTCAGTAACAGTTGCAGCCGTAACCAATAGAGATAAAGATGCGTACATAGCAGCAGGAGCAGCAGCACAAGTATTAAAAAATGATATTGATGATTTAAATACATCAGTAACAACAACAATACAAAATGCTTTGAATAATCCATACTATGTAATGGATAAAAGTGCAAAAGAATTAGATAAAACTATTATAGAAGTAACTAAAAACTATAAAGCGTTTACTAAATTAACTGCCGAACAAGTTGGAACATTTTTACCAACTGATAAACCTAAACCACCTACTGCACCAGCAGCACCAACAATGTTAGGTCAAAGAGGACCATCACAAGCAATTATTGATGCAGCAGCAATATCGGCAGCTGATAAAGAATTAGCTAAATTTAATTACTTATTAAATGAGGCTGCTTCAACGGCAACATTTTTAGCCGATGGTGTTGGAAATATATTTCAATCACTTGCTCAAGGTGAAAATATTGGAGAATCAGTTTTAAGTGTATTTAAGGATTTAACTTTACAACTTGCTCAAATGGTTGTAAAGGCTTTAATATTTAAAGCTATTATGAGTGCATTAGGAATGGGTGGTACAGTTGGAACAACAAGTGATTTAACAGGTGGAATATTAGGTGGATTAGGAAAGTTATTAGGATTTACTCCAATGGCAGAAGGTGGAATAGTTAGCAAACCAACATTTGCAATGGTAGGTGAGGGTGGCGAAAGTGAAGCCGTTATGCCTTTATCTAAATTAGATAGCATATTAGGCAGTGCATTTGCAAGTGGTGCTAATTCAGGTGGTGCAATGAGCGGAGGTTCATTTGTATTAAGAGGCAATGATTTGGTTTTAGCATTACAAAGGTCTAATTCATCATTAAATTTAAGGCGAGGTGGCATATAACTTAAAATACCAAATAACTGCTGCAACCAAAAACGATAAGATTGCGGTTGTTGAAATGTATATTGATGACACAGTTGCGGAAGTAATTGAATATCCTGCAACTGCAATTCAGTTACAATATATTCCAAGAAGTGATGATATTTACGAACCTATTTATGCAAGTCAGTTAAATGTTAGTATTGATGTTACGGATGATGATGATAATATGCCTGACTTTACAACATTGAACGATAGGAAATATTTAGTTAAGTTATTTATAGATAGTGTTATTTATTGGCAAGGTTGGGTTTTAAGTGATTTAGTTCAATACTCATTTACAACAGGTAGAAAAGAATTATCTTTTAATGCTATTGATGGACTTGGAATGTTAGATTATATTCCTTTTACATTTACCGAAACTAATGTAGCTGGTAACACAAAATTAAGCCCACAAAGCACACTTTATTTTTTATATTCTTGTTTGGCTAAAATAGGATTCCCAACAGGATTGAATCTTATTACTGCTTGTTCTTATTATGCAGCTGGTATGTCTAACAGGGGTGATGGTAGCCAATATGAACCATTTAATCAAAGCTATTTACGACCTGTTTACTTCCAAAATGATGATGAAACATACGAAACTTGTTTAGTTGTTTTGACTAAAATATTAAAGTCATTTGGTTGCAAAATTTATCAAGCCAATGGAAAATGGATGATTGTAGCAGTTAATGAGTTTGCTGCTGCTCCATATTTTGCTTACACTTACTTTACGGAATATGATGCAGATGGCTTATTAGTAGATTCAGGCACATTTAATACATTAAGCGAAATACAACCATACACAGGAAATACAAGCGGTTTATACTTTACTAATAATAGCCAAATGAAGCTATTTAAGAAAGGTTATAACAATTTCAATTATAGATACGATATCAGTTACGCACCTAATTATATTTCAAATTCAAACCTAAAGAATTTAACGAGTGGATTCCCTACATTATGGGGAACATTTAATCAAGGTTCAGGTGGAAGCGTATCGGTTGTAAATAAACCATACGAGGCAAGTGATTGGTTTTATATGATATTAGGAACATCAACAGGTGTTACAGGATTAACGGAAGTTCATACTAATCCTGTTGGATATGTAACTGCAAATGATACATTAACATACACACAAACATTTTATGCTCAACCTGTTGACAAAGTAAGAGGACAAATACAAATACAATTAACAGGAATAGGCGGTGGTGCTGCAATTTACTATATCAATGTTGATGGTATTTGGCAAGATGCTTCGGTTGCACCTTTTGATAATTATTATCAAGTTCCTTTAGTAGAGGAAGATAAAATAAACACAGTTACATTAACAACCCCACCAATACCTGAAAATGGAACTTTGTCAATTACATATATGCTGACAAGGGATATTTTTGATTGTGCTACTTATGCAAAAGTTGGAGCATTTGGATTGACATTTGATTCTCCTCTATCATTGATTACATCTACTTCAATAGTTGATGCAAATAACCAATATCAATTAGAAATGGATTTGCCATTAGGTTATCCAATATATCAAGGAGATGGTGTTAATAGAATTCAAGCAAATATGGCTTATGGAACTATCCAACAATTAGTATCAGGTAACTTTGTATCAGCCACAGGTTGGTATCGTTACGGACCTTATACAACCCCTACTGATGGTTTAAGCCAAACTATAATGAAGGAATACATAAACAATTATAGAAGGAACTTGATAAATGTGGATTGTAATTTATTTGGAATAGAAACAACTAATGGCAATTTTGCTGCTAATAAGTTATTACAAATATTAGATACTGACCCAGCACAAATAAACATTGAAGATAATAGATATATGACAGGCAATATGACTATTGACATAGTAGGATGTGAAACTCAAGCTACTTTATTAGATATTTCTAATGAGGAAATTGCAAGTACAATAGAAACAATATTCACAGTAAACGGAGTACCTTTTAATTAATTAACTTTGTAATATGGCAGATAAAGTACAGGGCAACAATATAATTTTATACTATTTTGAACCACCTTCGGTTACATATCCAGCAGGTAGGGATATTCCGTTTTCGTGTTCAACAAATTGTTCATTTTCAGTTAATGTTGACCAAAAGGAAGTAACTTCTCAATCAAGTGCTTGGTATCGAGAATTTAAAAACGACATAGCTTCTTGGAGTATCAATTGTGATGGCTTAATAACCTTAGA